GACATAGAAAAAAATTTAACTGAAGAACATTATAAACTTAAAACAGAAATATCAAAAACTATTAAGGATATTATGGGTGATACTAAAATAAATATATCTTCAGGCGAAGACTTATCAAAAGTAATTTATTCAAGACAAGTACAAGACAAAGATATTTGGGGTAAACTTTTTAATATTGGCATAGATAAATATTCAGGTAGGGCAAAGAAAAAACCTTACATGACTGACCCACAGTTTAGAGGCATAGTAGAAAAATACACTGACTTAGTTTACAAAACAATAGCTAATGATTGTTCTACATGTAAAGGCGTTGGTTTAGTAAGACATATCAAAGTAGACGGAACACCTTACAAATCCATGAACAAGTGTAAAGACTGTAAAGGTGAAGGTAAACTTTATGTTCAGACAGATGCAGTAGCAGGATTTAGATACAAGCCATACTCTTATAAAGATACTTGTGACGGAGGATTCAAAACAGATAAGTTTACTTTAGAAAGAATAAGTGTATTTGGTCGTGGCAAAATAAAAGAGTTTGTAGATTCTTTAATGAAATTTAGTGCCAATGAAAAACTATTAAATACTTTTGTGTCTGCATTAAAAGATAATGTAAGACCTAGTGGAATACTACATCCTTCTTTTCATCAAGTAAGAACTGCAACAGGAAGGCTATCTAGTTCTGACCCAAACTTCCAAAACCTACCGAGAGACGGGGGTATAAAAAAAGTTATTGTTTCTAGATTCAAAGACGGAAAAATATTTGAGGTAGACTTTGCACAATTAGAATTTAGAACTGCAGTATTTTTAGCACAAGATAAACAAGGCATGGAAGACATTGAAAATGGTGTTGATGTTCATCAGTTTACTGCAGATATTATAGGATGCACAAGACAAGAAGCTAAGGCACATACATTTAAACCTTTGTATGGTGGTATCATGGGTAATGAAAATGAGAAAAGATATTATAAAAAATTTTTAGAAAAGTATAAAGACATAGCTTCTTGGCATAAAAACTTAGAAGAAAAGGCTATCAAGTATAAATTAATATCCATACCAAGTGGCAGAGAATATCATTTTCCAAATGCATACAGAACAAAATGGGGAAGTTGTAGTCATTCAACAACTGTTAAAAATTATCCCGTGCAAGGTTTTGCAACTGCAGATATAGTTCCAATAGCTTGTATAAACATTTGGTCTTTGATGAAAGAGAAGAATGTAAAAAGTTTAATTATCAATACTGTTCATGATTCCGTAGTTGTGGATGTATATCCTGGTGAAGAAGACATTATTGAATCTATAATTAAAACGGGTTGTAGCAGAGTAAAAGATTCTTTATTACAACTTTATGATTGTGACTTCAATGTTCCATTAGATATTGAAATTAAGAAAGGGTCTAACTGGCTTGACTTAAATGTCGCATAATGTACACTAATAATAAATAGGAGACAAATATGTCAAACGAAATAACAAATCTAGATAACTTATCTTCAGACAAGATTATGAGTTTTATTGGACAAGACGCTTCAGTAGACCCAAAACTTGCAAAGTTATCTATCAACAAACAATCTGAGGATGACGCAGGTAATAAATTACAGATAGGAACTTTCAGACTAGACGGCACAACTGCAGGAACAGTGATTGGAAAGCCATTATTATTTAGACCTTTACTTACGACTTATCAATACAAAAAGTATGATGAGGACAACGAAGAAAACAACTACAAATCTGTTATGTTTACATCATGGACAGACCCGATTCCTGATACAAACGGAACGCAGAAATGTGGTAGTGTTGCAAAAGCAGACAGAGATAAATTAGACCCTATAGAAAAGTTAGAGCAAAATAAGATTACTTGCTATAAACATACATGGGGTTTAGCTACCATGAAAGGATTATCACCTGAAGGTAAAGAACTATCTGTGACTGACGAGCCTGTATTATACACGGCAAGGGGTACAAACTTTTTACCTATTGTGGAAGTATTGCGTAGTCTAAGTAAACGTGGGAAGATAATGTATAATAGTATTTTAGAATTTTATGATACTGAAAAGCATCAGAAGGGTTCTAATACTTGGTATGTTGGAAAGATACGAGACACTTTTAAACATGCTGATTTCACAGACCAAGACAAAGAAACTTTAAAAGGTTTCCTTGAGATTGTTAAAAGTGAAAATGATTATGTACTATCCGAACACAACGCAAAACTAAAAGCGAAAGGTGAGGTACTAGATGATGACATAGTTGCAGAAGTAAATACAAAGTGATTGCACAATCACATAGACGGCCAATAGATATTTCTAAAAAGATTTACAATCAATTATCCCCAAACATAAAATGTAAATTTATAACTAGAATCTCCGTTATTGGCCGTCACACATTTGAAAGGTCGGAATAAATTGATAGAACATTTTAAAAAGTTTGATACAGATAAAAAAAAATTACTACCACTATCGTTTAGTCATCTAAATGAATTTGCTTTTAACAGAGAAAGGTGGGCCCTACGAAGAATATTTGGTTATGAGTTTCCGACTAGTGCATCTGCAGAAAGAGGAACTGCAGTCGAAACAGCTTTGAATATGATTATGACTGGTTCTGATTACGAGGTTGCAAAAGCAAAAATGATTTCAGACTTTGAGGTTAAGGTGTCTACAATAAATGACCCTAAAACTGACGAAGAGAGGGAGTATCTAGAGCCTTTATTAAAGATAGGGGTTGATTCGTTCCATAAACATGCGTTAAATTGGAACTTGCTAAATTATCAAAAAAAGGTAGAATTAACAATAAAGGATATACCCTTTGTTGGCTATACCGACTTTCACTTCGAAGATAAAACTACGAAGGAAGATTTTTATATAGACTTAAAAACTTCTAAGAGAAAACCCTTTGGCATATCTACTTCTCATGCCATGCAACAATCTATCTATCAAAGAGCAACTAACGCAAATCAAAAACTTTGGTATTTAATTACTAGAAAATCTGGTAGTGATTTTTATCAATTACAATTAGATGATTATCAAACTCCAATGAAAATGTGTGAACATATAGTGACTGTTATGGGAAATTATTTATCAAAAGTGGATTCGTTAGATGATGTTAAGAACTCCTTAATACCTAATCCTGATGATTGGTTTTGGAAAGATGAGCATGTCTTAAAAGCTAGGAAAGAAGTGTGGGGTTATTAAGGTGATAGAAAGTGAAGAAAGTAAAAAGAAATGATAGTAGTGTAGTTAGAATATTTGTAAAACCATATAGTGAAAATAAATATGCTTGTGGTGTAGACGATACATTTAAAGCTGATACTCCTGAAAAAGAAATGGCCTATATCGTGGCCTTAGGTCTTAGACAAATATCTATTGATGACCCTGATTTAGTTTATGGATTAGGTAAACAGGTATTTGATTTAGAAAAACAACAAGAAGAAAATAAAATAATAGAACTCGAGGAGTGGAGGAAGAAGTTACACTAATGGAATATAAGAGTGATTTTACTTGTGATTTAATACAAGGTAAAGTAGGTGAAAAACTTATCGGTGATATTTTAGAAGGCGATAAAGTTGAAGTTAAATCTGAAATAGATAAGTGGATTAAAAGTGGTAATCATTTTTGTGAGTATCAAAGTAGAGGTAAGGACAGTGGTATAAGCATAACAGAATCTAAATATTGGGCTGTTAATTTTTATAAGAAAACTAATTTTTGTTTTGCTGTTTTTATTGAAACTGAAAAATTAAGAAAGATGATAAAGAATAACAAGTATAGGTCAGTTCCTGGCGGTGATAATAATACCTCTTGGGGTTGGCTAATACCTATTAAAGAATTGGTGGATTATAATAATTATGCGAATAATTAAAGACCCATTTACAGGAGACTTATTACTATCTCTAGATTCTTTTGAATCAAAACAAGTAAAAGATAAAGGATATATAAAGATATCCACTAAAACAAATTTTTTTGGTTATCTAAAAATATTGCATGATGATTTATCTGCAATAATTACAGAGGAACTAAGAAACATACAACTGCATAAGGAGAAACAACAACATGCAAAAATACGAAATAAGTCAAAAGCTAATACAAGCAATAGTTAACTTTTTGTCCACATTACCGTGGAATCAAGTTAATCAAATACTAGGCTCAATAGCATCAGAGGTAAAGGAAAATGAGGAAAGGAATCTTTCAAAAGAAAACAAAAAATGATTTTGTTCTGTATAATTTAAATGTGTGGTATTGTTCTGAGGATAATAATTTTTATTGGGATGAGGATTGTATTGACGGCCAAGAACTTATCAAAGCATTTAAAGATAAGTATGGCGTATTAAAATACTATGGATTTAAGCCTGATGAGAAGGACCCTTGGGAAGGAATCCACATTGAAGAAAATACATTAAGAACACCGTTGCCTTTTATTCTAAAGGCACTTACAAAACATTTACAAGAACATACAAATAAAACTTACAAGACAACTCAAGAGTTACTGAATAGGCTTATCGCTTAATATAGCTAGTATCAACTAGATTCTCGTCAGCTTTAGGAACATCTCTTAGTTCCTCTACCATTATGTCTTCAGTTTGCTCTGGAGTTTCAAATAGTTCTAATTCTTTTTGTCTTCTATTAACTAAAACTTTTTTACCGTTGGAGTAAACTATTCCTTGGTCTTTATCAAAGGCCTCATATTTAAAAGCCTCCATGTCTTTTTCTTTTCCACCTGTTCCTGTTAAATGTTTAAATGCTTCTGTATTTCTAAAATTAGTTTCACCATAGTTATATATTAATGAAGCTAGAGCTGCTTTTTGATTATTATTTAAATTTAAACTGTAAGTATTATTAATTTTTTCTACAGGTTTTAATGCATCATTTTTTATTATGTTAGAAAATTGCATTTCCATTTCCTCTAGAGTATTTTTTTTACCATACCTATTTGTTTCAATTCCATATGCGTATGTTGGTTTCCCCGACAAATCTTCATAAGGCAATAGTAAAGAGGGGGAAAATTGTTGCTCCCCCCTTTTTATTTTTTTTATTGCTTCATATAAAGGAGCATTTTCCTCCTTTGCTATAAAGTCAAACGCTATATCAAAAGCATCCATTATTTCTTAACCAAGCTACCACCAAAATATAATCCAACAATAGCAGACATCAAGTGAGTATCTAGTGGTGTAATTACTAGACCCAAGAACTCTCTATCTAATAGTATTTCTTTTTTATCTATTAAGAATAAGAATCCATTTGTAAATTCTGTCCATGTTAGAATAACTGGCACATCAAATAACACAGGCACTAACTTAGGCCAAGCTATGATGAAGAATACTGCAGTTAATGCAATGATTCTTCTTGTCCATTGAAAGCCTTTGTTATCATATGTTCTTGCACTTTCAATAGATTTCATTTGGAAGTTTGCTCTTTCCATGAGCATCTTCTGTTCTTCTTGTTTAGCTTTGATGCTTTGCCCCCAGATTGACATCATGCCCCCCAGTAAGCTAGAACCTAGCATTGTTATCATTTCAACTGGTAAACCACCCATTACATTTCCTCCTGTATTTTTTTCAGTTACCGCTTCACCGACTTGTATTATCTCTACGATTCCTACTGTCGATAGCAGGAACGCTA